TGAAACCATCGGGGTGCATATCCCCGATGACGATGAGAGAGCCGCAGAGGAGTGCCTGGTCTGTCACGACCTCGGGTACTATAATGGCGGGGAGAATAACCAGGATCACTACCCCTGCACGAATCAGGGGTGTCAAGCGAGAGAGGATGGGGAAACTACAGTTGAATCTCAGTGACACAGCCCAAGACCTCATACGGCGCGAAATAATACGTCATCACATCACCCACGGCCTACACACCAACTTAGACGTGCAGGAGTTTCTTCTTGCCCTGAAGGAGCCTAAGATTGGCACCAAACACAACTGCGCCCAGCAAGACCACTGTGCTCAGTTTGACGTGGTGGCTGACATGCTAACTGGCAGGGTGGAGAGTGGGGTGGTGTGGACTAATAGGGCCGGATCCAAGACATATCTTTTCGGGGGGTTGGATACGTGGTATAAAGCCTGTTACAACAAAAAGTATGAGACACGGCTGCTAGGGGGGAGTGAAAACCAGTCTATGCTATCCTACAAGGCTATGGATGACTTTTGGCGTATATCAGGGTTGGAGGAAGAGTTGCTAGGCAGGGAAAGCCGTGGGGGAAGGTTGAGGAAGATGTTGTCAAAAACCGAATGGCAAAACGGATCGGAAGTGTCGATCCTCACTGCCAGTCAAAAGTCTGTACGTGGACCCCATCCACAATGCCTGAAACTGGATGAAGTAGACGAAATAGACGACGATGTGTACCAGGCAGCCCTGTCCCAACCGGTGTCCAAGTATGGCCACAACTCCTCCCTATGGCTGTTTTCCACCAACCACAATATTGGTGGGACGATGGATAGAGCCCTGGCAAAGTCGAAAGAACAGAATACTGCCATTTACAAATATTGCTGCTGGGAAATACTCGCAGCCTGTAAGGACTATTCCTGTTCGACTTGCCCCCTTACCCCGTGGTGTCCAGGCCCCCACATGAAACAGGCTGACGGCTATTACCCTGTCAAAGACCTTATCCAAAAACTCCAAACCCTATCCATGTCTGTACTCATGCGGGAGTGGTTTTGCATAAAGGTGGGGTTTGGTGATTTGGTGTATGAAGAGGAGTGGGATGAAGAGAGACATGTTAAGGGGATGCCTAAGTTCAATGCGGCTTTACCTGTAACACTGAGTATTGACTGGGGCGGGGTCAACCCATTTTCCGTGGGGGTGTGGCAATACTTTCAAGACATAGCACGATGGGTGAGGGTGGCAGAGGTGTTTTTGTCCCCAGTAGGGCGTCCTGCCACCAACCACATCCTCCTCTCCATTTGCAAACAGAAGTCGTGGTGGAAGAACATAACCCAGTACACCGCCGACCCTGCACGGGCGGACCTTATAGCGGAGTGGGAGGATACGTTCTATGCTGAAAATCGCAACATCGCCTTCCACCCCCATGAAGACCGGGATGTGGATACAGGAGTGGAGGCGGTAAAGAACGCTTTACATCCGGTACTGGGGTCACCTAAGATCGGGGTCCACTACTCCTGTCTTGACAATAGAAGGGAGTATACACAGTACAGACGGAAGAAAATAAATGAGTTTGAAAGCAAGATAGTAAAAGAGTCAGATCACACAATGGACGACACCCGACTGTTTGTGTGCCAGTTTATCAGGGAGACAGGGGGTGGAGCGTTTATGACAGACGACAATGTGGATGTTACACCAGAATAACAACAACAACAGTAACAGTGGGGGGAGTTATGGTATGTCCTGAATGTGGAGCAAGGGGGGAGTCAGAGTTAAAGGTGTTGGACACCCGACTGGTAAAAGACCAACCCCAACGCCGACGCCGTTATCTCTGCAATAGGTGTGGTGAGAAGTTTACCACACTGGAAACCTACTCACATTTAGAGGGGAGAAGGAGGGAAATTAATCAAAAAATTTCTCCCACAATGATTGCACATATACAAAGTATTCGTGATATAGCCAACACACTACTGGTGGATATGAAGTTGGATGAGTGACCACAATAGGTTGTATAGTCCACAGTAGACGCCACAAAATGTGCCTTGACAATACACCTACGTTATGTTTAGATTGCCCCCTGAATTGCATTTGGTCCTGATGCATTTGTGCAAATTCGGGGGAGTTTCATGCAAAACCCAGCCACATGGTTGAGGGGGTTGTTCGACTCTATCTCCCTCAACCAACGACTTCAAGAACAAGAATCCATCAACAAAAACCTCATGGTGTCCCTACAGGCGTTGACTGATGGGGATGTCCTTACCTACTACACCACCACCTCCTCCACCCACTACACTGGCAACCCCTACACCACCTACCAGGGCAAGATCGACGCCTTAAAGAAAAAGTATGAGGGGTCGGATGCCTGGGGGTGTGGGACCACCCGCGCCATCATCGACACACGGGCTGCATTTATCATAGGGGCGGGGGTGTTACCATTTGCCCTACCCCAGTACAAACCGGAAGAAGTAAAACGTGAACTCGCCTACATAAAAGACTTCATACGATATAACAATCTCGACACCATCCTCCCCCGTGCATGGGCAAGGGAGGTGGAGATAGAAGGCAAAGCCCTCATCCACCTCCTACCTTCCACCAACAACACTATACGCACCATCCTCATACCATACCGGGAAAAGTCATACAAAATCACCTGGGACAAGGCCAACTACGACCCCTTCCACTACACCAAAGCCATATACGAAGGCACTGACCCATTTGACTGGGGGGAGGCTGACTTTGTGTTTGCAAGGTTTGGGGGGTTGGGGAATCAGGTAGACGAAACCCCGTCAAAGGTGGCATTGGCACTGCGTAACATTGAGGATTTGGATAAGGCGTTGTGGGATTGGAGAAAGATCAACCACCTCTACGCCTCCCCCACCCCCTACTTCAAAGCCAAGGACAGGGTGGAAGCGTCGTTGGTGTGGGATTGGATAAGGGGGAAGAATTGGCGGATTGGCAAGGCGTTTGTGTCTACGGCGGATTTTGAATTGATAGGTAGTAAGGGGGAGGGGTATGCGTCCACCAAAGACGAGGTGGAGACACATGTAAAGGCAATATCAGGTATAACCGGCGTTCCCCCTCACCTCTTGGGCTACCCCGACCTTCTCTCCAACCGTTCCACCGCCGACACACTCATGGAAAGCCTCGTCATCAACACCAATGAGGAAAAAGGGGTGTGGGTGGGGGTGTATGACCAACTGTTTAAAAAAGTACTGGCGAAGGCCAACGCCACCTTTAACCTTGGCTTTAATCCTGACTGCATCTCCGCCCACATCCCCTTCATCTCAGCAGAAAAACTCCGGGAATTAAAAGACGTGTGGTTACCGTTGAAAGAAGCGGAAGTCATAGACCTCACCACCTTCCTCTCCCACGTACCAGAGATAGACAGGGAGGAAGTGGAAAGAAGGGTGAAGGAGGAGATGGATGAGAAGCACAGGAAGGAACTGGAACTGTTGAAGATGAATAAGAAGGAGTCTACCAACACCCCCACCAACACCAAAACCGGGGGACAGCAGAACAGAGGCATCAACAATGAATAGAATATACCTGCAAGCACAGTTACAGGGGAATATAGACGGGGAAGAGATAAAGGGGATGATTGACCCCCTACGCCTTGCCTCAATCAAACAAACCGACCCCAACCCCATCATCAAAGCCTATGCAGTAGGGCATGAGGGTGACCACACCTTCCACCTTGTCGGTATGGGGAAACGCGTGGTAAGGTGGGTGAAGGAGATGGTGGGGGAACTCTATAACAAAATTGCAGTAGGCACCCCCATCTTCAACGGTCACAACCCCACCTCCAACAGCACTGCCAACCGTGAACAGTTGGGGGAGGTGGTGGGGAAGACGTTGAAGAATGTCGGGGATAAGGTGTATAGCATAGTTGCAGTGTATTTAAAACCGCAGTACAAAAATCACCCGTTGGATGTGGCGAGTATCGAAGCTGATATGGGTTTTGACAGTGACGGTACGGTGCTTACACCATCGCTTATTGACAAAATCACCGGGATTGCGTTGGGGAATAGCGCCGTGGCTACCCCAGGGTTTCCTGGTGCCACGTTGCTTGGGACAGTCCAAGCATTCGCAAACCAGGGGGAAAGCATGACATTAGCAGAAGTAAAGGCTGCAATCGTGGAATTGAAACTGGGTGTAACCGACCTCTTTACCGTGGATGAAGTACTCGTCGATAAAAAGGTGGAGGCCCAGATCAAGGAAACGAACAAGGACACGTACAACCATGCCAAACGGGTGGAGACAGAAAACACATCGTTACGGAATGAAGTGTCCACGTTGAAGAACACCCATGCCGACGAGTTGAAGAAGCGGGATATGGATATTACCCGTTACAAGTCCAAAGACCGTTTTTCGTCTCTCATGGGGGAGCGTAAACTTTCTGACCAGCAGAAGAAGTTTGCTGAGAAGAACTGGGGACAGTTCAAGTCGGAAGCCACAACTGATAAAGCGGTGGATACTGACCTGAACACCTTCATCGACACCCAACTCACTGAATACAAGTCGTATGCGGAAATGTTTGGGATAAAGGTCGATGACATTAAACCCGGCGATAGTAAACCTGGGGATACCAAACCCAGTGACCCCCCGGTTTTGCCGGGATCGGAAAGTGGCCTGAAAGCTGACGTGCTCGACCCTGCCAAGAACGACTTCATCCCCCAGCCCATCACGCCGGGGAAGAACACATAACACCCCTGCCAACCATTACGGTCAGGGTATGGGGCATTGTACGAAGAAGAAGAAGAAGGAGTAGTTTGTATGAGCAATCTTGCTGAAACTCTGTTTAAACTCCGCTCCCCCATCTACCAGGAAATAGAGGTAACGGCACCCAGTGCCGGTTACACTGCTGGTGACCTGGTTCTTATCGGGGATCAGGTGGTTATCATAGCCGAAACGGTGGATTCTGGGGAAGAGGTAACCGCTGTCACGAAATGCGAGAAGGCAGTTGTGCCGTGTGTGGCGGTGACATCGGGTGCGTTTACCCAGGGGTCGAAAGTGTACTACGATGTGGCGGATGCTGAAGTCAATGAGTCGTCTTCTGGCAACTACCTGTGTGGTACGGTCAATGTCCAACCCGCAGTCGGGGCAGAGGCAGTCGAGATCAACTTCGACGGCACTCTCTGCATCGTAGCCTAACCCGTAACCGGAAAGGACAAGGACTACTGCTATGAAGGGAAGAATTATTAACAACTGGGCTGCCATCAACCCCTCCAACCCTACCGACATTTTGAAAATGTGGGGGGCGTTGCAGGCGTTTATGTATGCGCCTGATATGGACAAAGACGTACAGGCGTTTCGTGCCAGACTGCAAGCGTTCGGGTATAAAGGTGACTTTCCCGCCGAAATCTTGCCTGTTCTGGACCGCTTCAACCAAACCCCGTATTACGACATGGGGTATGAACTCATCTTCGACATACGTGACTTCACGGGCACCAATCTTTCCGGCTTTGACATTTTGGACGTAAGCTCAGGCCTCACCTTCTCCCTGGTTAAACCTGGTGGGAAGGCGAAAGTGTACAAAATGTCGGGGTCAAAGGTGTCGGTTAGTTTCGACATGTATGGGGGTGGGTTGAGTTGGAACAAGCTGCTGTTGGACGACAAGCAGTATTGGACGCTGGAAGACAATGCCATCCAGTTCCGCAACGTCGCCTACCAGTCCCGCGCCCAGGACTTCTACGACCTCATTGAGGCTGTGGCTGCCACCTACGACGTGTCGTGGACGGCGGTGGATGGGTCTATTCCGGCCACATCTGACAGCTACATACCAATTAGGGACGCCAACACGATCAATGCAGCGTGTCTTGCCATCATCACACGGCTGAAAGATTTGGGGATGGGGGTGAACCCGCAGTCAACCTTCATTCTCCTTGCACCGGAAGCACTGAGGGGTCGAATCACCCGTGCCCTTGCCTACTACCAACAGGCTATGGCAGGTTCCCCCAATCGCATTGCTTACAACATCCAGCCGGTATTCACTCTCATGCTTACCTCCACTACTGACTACTATGTCATGATCCCCAAGGGTAAGATCAAGGGTGGGTATAGGATGAACCTGACCCTGATGGGTATGACTGATATTCTGTCATACACTGACACGGTTGTGGGGTGGATGCGGTATGGTGGGGCTATTGCTGAGACGAAACAGATCAGTAGGTGCAAGACCTCGTAACCCAGCCGAACTTAGGTAGGGGAAGAGGGTAGTACTGGGTGGGGTTAGCCTCCCCCTACCCCACCCAGTAACAATAACATTAACAGTAACCAATGGAGATGGAGATGGGTGTACTGACAATGGCAGATGTAAGACGGAGAAAAATGCAGGGAGTTACTATTCCTGTCTCTACCCCATCTCCTGCCACAAAAGACGACGTACTGCACGAGTATGAAACCCAACTTCGCTACCTCCACTCCATCCTCCCTTCCAACAGTTGGGGTGGGCGTAGGTGTTGGGTGGTGGGGGGTGGACCATCCCTCAAAGACTTTGACATGTCCATACTCAAGGGGGAACTTGTCATTGGTATTAACCGGGCGTTTGAGGTGTGTGACCCTACTATCCTGCTTGCAATGGATGAGCGGTTTTGGGGGTGGGTGACTACGGGTAAACTGGGTGAAAACACACTTACAAAGTATAACGCATACGATGGGGTGAAGTGCTGGGCCTACTTCCCCACAAACTCACATTTGGTACCGTCCGATGAGTGCTTCTTCCTCAAGAACAACCCCACCCTCAAACCCTTTCACACCAACCTGGCGGATGGGTTGAGGTGGGGCAGCAATACAGGTTACGCAGCCATCAACCTTGCCTTTGCACTGGGGGCCAACCCCATCTACATCCTTGGCTTTGACATGACCCCTACACAGGACAAAAAGAAGGTGTGGTGGCATAATGGCTATGGTGACCAAGACGGGCAGCAGGGGGGTGTGTATACCCTGTTTAAAGAGGAGTGGAGGGAAGCGGCGGACGCAGTGGCTGAACTTCACACTGACATTGTAAACCTCAACCCTGCCTCCTCCCTCAATGTGTTTCGTAAATCGACTATCACAGCAGAAAAAGTCAAGAAACACAAATACCCCATCGTCGTTAACTTTTACACAGACAAATACTCCACCATTGCACATAGGATGAAGGCGAGCATACAGCGGTTTGGGTTTGAAGTCGAACTCACACACGTAGAAAAAACAGGGGATTGGTTGCATATGGTGCAGCACAAACCCCAGTTCATGTTGGACAAACTGCTGGAACACAAACGTGACATACTGTGGTTGGACGCTGACTCCATTGTCAACTCCTACCCCCATTTGTTCGTGAACTTCAAAGGGGATGTGGGTGTCCACTACATCGACTGGTCCACCCACTCCAACAACCGCCGCAATCAGAAAGAACTTGACAGTGCAGTCATGTACCTGTCTTACAACAAACGCACCATAACCATGTTGCAGGACTGGGTAGCGGCCACTGCTGCCACCCCACACCGTGTAGAACAACTCACGCTGCAATACATGTTGGAGTCTTACAAAAAGAAGATAAACGTCGTCAACATCCCCAAGGAGTATTGCACGATATACGACCTGATGGGGGATGTTGAACACCCTGTAATCGAACAGTTCCAAGCGTCACGTCAATTTAGGGATTAGTGCCATGCTGACGGTTGTCATGCCCACATTCAACCATGAACTGTTTGTACGGGATGCTATCGACTCTATCCTTTCCCAAACCTACCCCAACTGGGAACTGATAATAGTTGATGATGCCAGTACCGACTCCACCCCCTCCATCCTGCAAAGCTACATACTCAAGGATAGGCGAATTAGGGTTGTGGTGCAACTAGTCAACGGTGGGACCGGCAAGGCGTTGAATACGGGCTTTGGGTTGTCCAATGGGGCACTGGAAACATGGTGGGCGTCGGACAACATCCTCTACCCAACCGCGTTTGAAGAGATGGTACAATACCTCACCCTCAACCCAAAATGTGATCACGTGTATTGCAATAATGAAATAGGGGTGATGGACCACACAGGGGAGGGGGAGTTGTTCAGGAGAAACTTGTGGGAAGAGGTTGACCAAACATGGTCACTTCCCACCCTGTTTAACAACGGTTACTTTCTTGGGTGTGTGTGGATGTGGAAACGCAAACTACGGGAAACAGTAGGCCCCTTCCAAGAAGAGCCTTGTGAAGACTACGACTTTGTTCTACGGGCTGTGGAGGCCGGTTTTACCTTTGAACACTTGAATCGCTGTCTGGGGTGGCAAAGACGGTGGGCTGGTAACATCACCAACACCAAAGCCAAACCTATGAACGCCACCAAACTGGTACTGGACAAGTCTAAACACAGGCGGGGGTTGGAGTGAAAGTACTGTTAATCAACCTTGAGTTTGACTGTGCTGGGGTGTCGTGGCATTTACGCAATGCACTCAACTCCATCCCTGGCTGGGAGGCGTGTTCCATTGTCAAACGCCACACCCCTGCTGCCCCCTACGCGGACTACTGCTACTGTGAGATAGACGACATAACCAAGGCAGCAGAAGGGTTTGACATCCTCCACTTCAACAATTGGATATGGACGCACAAACCCAACACCAACGCCTTCCTCTTCCACCCCTACAACGAATATGGGGAAGGGCACCCGTTTGAGAAGTTGGTGGGGAAGAAGAAGTTTGTCTTCCACTTCCACGGGGGGTTTCACCAACTCAACCCTGCCTACTGGGTGAGGGAGTGTAAGTTGGCTGACGCCTCCATACTGAAATGTGATCCCATTGCACCCATACCCTATGCAACTTGGCTACCCAACGTCCTGGACCTCTCCACCATCCGTCCCCACACTGTCCCCTACAACGATGGGGTGAGGGTGGCCATACACAACGACACAGCCGACGGACGGCGCAATAACAAGGTTATAGTCCAAAGCCTTGACTATCTCTCCCACACCCAACCCATCACCCACCAATGCTTCAGTAACATGCTCCGCTACGAAGCATTGGAACTGCGTCGATCCTACAACCTATCCATTGACAACCTCACCCAAGGGTTTACAGGGATGTGGGGGTGGGAATCTTTAGCACTGGGACATGTGTTGCTTTCCCGCTATGACCCACGCACCCTTACAGCCTATAAGAAAATGTTTGGGGAAGACGTGCCTGTAAGAGACGTCACCAACATAGATGAAATGGCTGAAATAGCAATGTTCTACGTAAAACACCCCAACGCCTTGCAACAGGATGGGGAGAATGCTATACGCTGGTCACACACCCACTACACCCCCTCTACCATCGTGAGGAAGTACATTGACTTCTACAAAAATCTATAGCCCCACTGGAAGGGTGTTTGTCAACCCAACCCAACTTACTCACTACCAACTCCAATCCTGGGGGGTACGGTCACTGTTGGAGGTAGGGTGTGGGGAGGGGGGTATAATAGGGCAGTTTCACAACATCCCAGTACGAACAGGGATGGATATGTCGTTGGAGAGGTTGGCGTGTGCAAGGGAAACATGGCCGGGGGTGAAATGGGATGTGGGGGACGCCATCACCGACCTTCCCACCCTCTACTCTGACAAATCTTTCGATGCTGTCATACTGTTTGATGTGTTGGAACATTTTGTCAAAGCCAACTCATGGAAAGTACTGGAACAGGCAGAACGTATAGCACGGAAGTATGTTGTGGTGTGGGGACCGTTGGGGCAAGATGGGATGGATCGCTACAACAAAGAACGGCAGAATATAGACGGGATGTACCACCAATGCGTAATGGAAGAAAAAGAGTTTGCAGACAGAAACTTCTTCACCATCATCTTCCCATCTTACTGGGAAAGATCATATGATGTGGATTGGACTGCAACGGCAATGCTGGCATTTAAAAAAGTTGGGGAGTAACCAGTGCAAAACACATTCACAGCCGTAAACACATACCCATTCAAACTTGTTACCCACAAGGACGCTGTGGAGGGGTTGTTGGGGGACGTGGTTAAGCCCATACACGTCACCCTCATGCCCACCTACAACTGCAACCTCTCCTGTCCGTTTTGCTCTTGTGCCAATGCCAATAGGGACATATCCCTCCCCCTGTCCTCCATACTCCCCACTCTCCCCATCTTCTCCAAACTGGGAACCAAGGCCGTAACACTGTCAGGGGGTGGGGAGCCACTTTGCTACCCTGACCTTCCCAAACTCATCACTGCCATACACAATTTTGGTATAGAGGTGGGGCTGATAACCAATGGCACCCTCATCAACATTCTCCCCACCCTTGCCCTACGCAGGGTGTTGTGGTGTAGGGTGAGTGTGGCTGACACCCGCCCCCTTACCCCCCACTTCTTTGAAATACTGCATGATGCAGTAGTACGGGCACCAAAGGTGGATTGGGGATTTTCCTACGTCCTCACAGACAAACCAAACATCCCCAACCTTTTAGCATATGTGGACTTCGCCCTCTCCCACAACTTCACCCATGTACGGGTGGTGGATGACCTGTTGAACCTGGACAAAGCTGTGGATATGGCAGGGGTGAAGGAAGAAGTAGAAGGGGCATTTCCACAGAGTAAAGGGGTAATGGTGTACCTTTCCCGCAAACAGTATGTCAGGGGGTGTAAGGATTGTCGTATATCCCTCCTACGGCCTATCATTGGGGCAGATGGGGGAATATACCCGTGTTGTGGTACATCGTCTGCTCATGCTGACATGGACCTCACCCTCCCCACCAACATGCAAATAGGGACACTGGACAATATAGAGAGTGTGTGGGGGGAGCAAAAGTACTTTAACGGGGAACACTGCCACCGTTGCTATTACGACGAGTATAATCAGGTGTTGAACTCATACTTCACACCCATCACTCACCACAATTTCGTGTAAGGGTATTGCCATGAAAAAGTTACTGTTAGCACTGGTACTGGCACTGTGTGTGTGGGTGGGGATAGCACAGTCCTACACACAAGTCAATGGGGATAGTTACGCACTCAACGCCACTGCCATCTCCTTTACAGCCATCACATCCGCCGACACCACCAACTACGTCTATAGCCGGGATAGTAGTGAGATAACGTGGGCTTACACCACGTCGGGGATTGCGGGGACGGATAGTGTGGTGGTGAGGTTGGAAGGGAGTGAGGATGGGGTGAGGTGGATGAATTTGGATGACGATGGGGATCGCACCATCACCACCAACACGACAGGGGGGTGGAGGTTTGTGGGGTTACGCACAGTACCCTACACTCGCTTCAGGGTGGTGAGGGTGGTGGGTACACTTTCTGTCTCTGCTATTACAGCACGGGTGAGGTAATATACAATGAAAAAGTTTATAATTGTACTCACAGCAGGGTTGCTCATCATCAGCTTTGCCCAAACACAGACGCTGAAGCAACTGGACTTCCAGTCTAACAGTGCATCCCGCAAAGCCCTAACAGACACTACAGCGGCGGTGGAAGCACGACTGCAACAAGACATATCCGACAGCCTGTTTCTTGCCTTGTTGAAAACAGCTTTCCCCGATTCTGCCAATGCGTGGTATGCCAGGACACTGAGCATTATGAGGGCATCGGCTTTCCCCGATTCGTTTATCCGTGCGTGGAATGACAGCATTTTGGCAGCGGAAGCTAGGGCAGCCATAACCTACCTCACCAAATCTGCGGCACCAGACTCAGTGGTGGATGCTCTCAAGCGCAATCCAGCGGATTCAACACAAGTACAGGGTGTCAGTGGTGGTGACCTGGTTAATCCTTTCCGGTATCTCTACAAATCATACTGGTCGGACCGCATGACCGTGGGTTCGCAGGCGGCAAGCAATTCAATGCTTGAAGTCAACACTGCCAATACCGACACCACTCGCTACGTGTTTGGGCTGCGGCGCAACAACACATGGCTGGCGCTCATGGACTCGTCCGGACATTGGGGATTTGGCATGACTCCCTCAGCGAATTTTCCGTTCCAGTTGCGCGGGACAACCTCAGGCTCAAACCCTTCCCAGCAGCAACAAGTCATGTCGTTGTATTCCACCGACAGTTATAGTGCTGGCGTCGGCGCTGGTATCATCTTTGGTGGCAAATATAACGCGGGCGCGACCCCATATATCGGGTTCGGGCATATCGCCGGGGTGAAGGAAAACGCCACGCTCAACAATCAGGCGGGTAAGATTATCTTTGGCACGAACCAGGCAAGCGGAACGGGTGGTCTGGACTGGACCCGTATGGTCATCGGGAGCACGGGCAAGGTAAGCATGGGCGGAAATTTCGACGCTACTGCGGGGCTTACCATTAAAGGCGTCGCCGCCAATGGCGACTCGCTTCAGAACTGGCGAGACTCCACTGGCCGCACCAAGGCCTATATTGACTCGCTTGGGAAATTCACGGGTTTCCTCGCGTTCCTGGACTCCCTGAAGCTGAGTGCGACTACGGCATTGAGCGCACCATCGGCTAATGTGATTGCGGCGGCTCCGAGCGATACCATAAGAGCGGATGCATTTCAAGGCGGCGCTACCCTATGGGATACCCCCATCGAGCGGTTCACCCTCATTGTTACCGACTCCACAAGCGCGGGCGTGGGCATCGACTCGACCATGACCAGAACCATGTGGACGCAGTACTTCTCATGGGACTCCGAGGATTCGCCGAGCCTCAAGACGGGCATTTATGGGCTGACGTTTCTGCCGGTTACCCTCACTCCCGACTCCATCATGACCGACCTGTACTTCACCGGCACGGAGGCGGATGCAGACAGTGGCGCAATCATGATTGTGGTGAAGAACCAGACGGGGACAATCTACTCTTCGGGATGGGTAACTGTAACTACCGCAAGCACTTGGGAACATTGGGCGGCTGTGATAGAGAGTCCGTGGATGTTGCGGGATAAGTATTATCAAGTGACCGTCTATATGAAATCCGTGAGCGGTGGAAGATGGTGCTTCTCGCCCATTAGGTTCAGATAAAGGAGAATGATAATGGAAGGATATAAAGAGCCTGACGAAAAACTGCAAGAGGGCGTGGTGGAAGAACCTGTTGTTGAGCCTGCGCCCATACCAGAGGGAAAGAGCAATCCCTCGCAACCGGCAGTCCAATCCTCGGTATCCGCACGTCTGGCTGCGCTGGAACGGGAGAACGCAGACCTGAAGAAAGCCCTCGAAGGGTTCACGGGCAAAACCGTAGCGACTCTGGTCACGGAAGCGGAGGCGAAATGAAGCGACTCATACTGATATGCCTCCTGCTTGGCCTGCTCCCTGCGAGTGCGTGGGGAGGGTTGTGGAGTGAAGTAATACCTCAGCCGATAAATATCACTTCGGGATGGAGTGCGGTAAATGCCACCATAGTAGATTCCGATTCATTTACCGTAGATGTATTGGCAGGGCACATTTCAAAGAGCAGTTTTCTTGTCATTGGAAAACAATACCGACTGAGCATTTCAGGTATATCAACTCCAACACTTAGGATACAAGACTTTATAGCTTCTACAACCTATGCTACGGGCCTATCGGGGACATTTTCCAGAACTTTTGACTTCACGGCAACAGACACTGGATTGCGTATTCGCGGAGCCGCAGGAGGAGCCGAAACTGGGCCGGTCAGGTTGTTGACACTGAGCATCCGCCCCATCAAATCTGGCAACGACAGCCAGACGAGGCCGGGTTACCAGGAGGGGAAAAGCCCGAAGATGGGGGCGGAACTTGTAACTGACCCCGGCTTTGCCACTGGCACGGGATGGGTAGCGAGTGGAGGGTGGACGATTGGCAGCGGAGTCGCTACTGCTGTAAGTGCTTCTGGCTATTCGTTGTATCTCAACACCTTTAAAGCAGCCGGAACAAAGATACGAATCACATATACCATCGTGAGCATGACAGGCGGCACTTTGCGGGTGTATTGTGGTGGTACTACGGGGACGGTCAGGTCAAGTGCGGGAACATACAGTGAGGATATAATAGTAAACAACGCAGGTAATTCCATTATATCACTTTTTGCTTCCGGATTCTCTGGTGTTATAGACAACGCTTCGGCTCGGATACTCTACTGAGGCTCACTATGTCTTGGTTGTTTAATAGGCTCTTCTGGATGATGAACGGGTCATATCGAGTGGACGCCGAAACCGATATGGCGAACTGGGGGGAGCAAACAATATGAGGGCTACATGCTGACACTCAAAGACATACTCATCGGGCTGGCGATCCTCACCGCTGTGGCCGTGCTGTGCTTCTGGCGGGTGTCATGCGTGCACTCCGATACTCCCGAACAAACCTATCAGTCATGGGTTATCGAGTCCGGGGAACGCTACCTCAAGGCGTTTAAGCCCATACCGACAATCCCTATCCTGTACCGGCCCGGATATTGGCTGTTCGACCGGGTGTTGTGTCCGCCTGCCGATACGAATATTCGAGCCGTGAACTGGTGGTATCTGCGGTGTTGCACAGCGAGTTTTTGGTTTTATAAACACAGGTATGAATAGGAGATAACATGCACTCAGTCATGATAACCGTTTCCCTGATTCTCCTATTCGCTGTGGGGATTATTATTGGTTTGTTGTTTTGTTTTGTTGCATGTCCTGTAGGGTATTGATCATCTATTACAAAACCAAGGAGGTTTGCAATGCCAGAAGAAAAAGGGATTTTTGACGGGATTCTCGCCGGTATCAAGGGGAGTCTGTCTAAGGTAGTCCTTGATGTGGTAGTCATGGTGTTGGGCGGGCAAATCAGCAACGACGCTCTTCGTGCTGAGGGTGTCAAGCACGGTAAGTGGCTCACAGCCAATGCCAAGGATAAACTCGGCAACTCCTGGGAAGGCATTGAGGGGTTGATGCAGGAGAAGGCCGCGTTCTATTTCGACGGTGTGCATGCAGGTCTTGACAGCGATGACTAAAACCACAACCACAACCACACAGGAGGCACCCACCAGTCTAATTGCCTCCATAATAACCCCATCCCCTGTAGCAAAAGACAACAGGCCGTGGTACAAGGTAAAGAGGGTGATTGGTACTGCTATAGGTATTGTGGGTGGTGCAATGGTGGCAACAGGGGGAACACTTATCGTTGCAACCGTCGCTGGCATTCCCATCACCGTTGCAACTGTTGGCTGGGTTGTGGTGCAGTCTGGGATTGCTGTATTTGGATATGGTTGGGGAGCCAACAATCAAAAGATAGCTGACGAGGGTAAGTAACTGTTACCCTGCAAAATTGGAGTGGGTATGGAAAATAGTGTTGAGTCGTGGCTGCCTACTATAGTAACTGTCGTGGCATTTATAGCCAACGCAGCTTATATTAAGGGCGTGTTTGGTACGAAGATAAGTTACCACGACGATAGTTTAAAATCTATTTTTGTCAACAAGGTTGACACCCACTTCTGTGAAACCGTACACGCTGAGATAGAGCGTAGGTTGAATAAGGTGGAGGATGCAGGGTATGCGGGGGAAGATCGGCGTAAAAATACTGCACCGGGGAAGAGATAATGCCAAGCACAATAACCACAGGAACAAACAGTTGGGTGTCACTGGCCGACGCAAACACCTATTTCGATGACCGACCCAACTCCACAGATTACTGGGTGAGTGGGGCCAACAAAAACCGTTCTATCCTGTACGCCTACAAACTCCTCACCCGTTCCCGCCGCTTCTCCCTTCCCACCACTGCTGTACAGGTGATGAAGGATGCACAGTGTGAACTCTGCTACTTCCTCCTGCAACACGGGGAGGACCTCGACATACGGATGGGGTTGCAAGCACAGGGCATACTGCAAACCGGAATACTACGCGAAACCTACAAAGACAGGGATAGTATTGAGTTTCCATTCCCTGCTGTTGTTGTAGACCTGTTGTCGGATTATGACAATGTACGTGGTGCGTACATACTCGACGTGGAAAGGGACGAAGAACAGTATACGTCCTACGATGCTCCCACCAACATTGAACGGGAAACCTAACCATGCTGTACGCTGAGATGGTGGATGACATCACCCACAAGCAGATAACCGACCAGGATACATGGGGGGAGTTTACCTACACCTCCATTTCCCGTAAAGCCCTTATCGACTGGAAAAACCGTAACATACAAACACCTGATGGGACTATTGTGGTCAGTACTGCCATTGTACGTATGCGCCCCCTCACAATAGTAACAACAGTGTCAGGTCGTGCCACCGCCACCATCCACTCTGACGACAGAATAACAATAGATGGGGTGGAACATCGTATACTGAAAATTGCCAAAGTAAAGAGCCTCACCAAAACCTTTATACTTGAGGTGTGGGTTGCCTAAAACCGTATCCATACACTTTGACACTGACCCCTTTTACAAAAAGTTTGTAGCTTGGTCCACAGCCAAAATGCAAGCTGCAAAGGAGGGGGTGGGGGAGGCGTGTCAAATGTTGTTGGATGATACGGTGACGGAAATACCCACAGCCCCTGTCCTCAACACATACCTACGTGGGTCAGGGTCGGTGTTTGTAAACGGGAGGTATAGATCAAAGTCACAGCATGGCATAGCACGGTACCTCACCCGTACCTCCACCACACGCACCCGGATGGGAAGTATTGTAGGGGAAACGGTGTTCAATGCTCCATATTCGGCAAGGTGGCATGAACATCTTCCTGCATCCGGCCACTTCTCCGAACCCACGGCGGGCATAAAATACATGGAACGGAAGCTCTACGGCAACGCGAACAAATACTTTGCCCACATAGCACAAAAAGTAAAAACCAGGGGGAGGCCATGACAGACAACTTCATCACTATGACGGAAGTACAAGAACGGAAACCAGTGCAGAAACCCAAACCCATATCCAAACCCGAACCTGCCCTCACCATGTCCCAAACAGCCAAAAACCGTACTGTTACTGAACGTGGGGTGGTGAAGATGGAAACAGGGCCTATTATGGGGACGGGGAAATACTCTGAGAAGTCGCTAACCGACGACATAGACGATGAAACAGGGGACATACCGGACACTGATCCCGAATAACCCAATTACTATTAATAGTAATTATTACTAATAACAGTATTAGGACTGCTATGTTAAAGGAACTCGTCACACATATTTACAACAAGACAGGCTACACCATCGGCACTGATCTGTTCGCTGGACGCATTACCACGGCTAGTGCAGACACGGCTGTCATTGTCGAAGAACTCACACCCGGCATGGCCAACGGCCTTAACACTGACGAGGTGTGGCAGACGTTTCGTATTGTTTCCCGCGCCCTCTCCTTCTTCACCGCCCGCAGTCGTGCCACAACAGTATTCAAAGCTCTCCACGGCAAATGGCACATCCTCTTCCCAGTCGTGACGAGTGGGGAGTTGTATGAGGGGTGTTTGGAGGCGTCTACCCCGTACCATATCGGGCAAGACGACAAAGGCAGGGAGATGTATGTATTCAACGTAACAATCAAATTCAAGACACCGTAGGTGTACAGCTTGAAAAAGTAAGGAGAAGTGTTTATGGGTGTGGGACGTGATCTTGGACCCTGTAAAATATACTATGGCTCAACTGTTGCAGGGGCTACCGAAGTGGGCAAGTCGGAAGGTGATGTGAAGTGGAATTTTGCCCAGTTGGTAGCGGATGTGAGGGAGAATGCCAATGGCCGTACTCCTGTCGATGGTGTGATGGTCGGCAGTGAAAAAGTCATTGTCAATGTCCCCCTCACACGCCTTACAATGGCGCAACTGGCGTCGGTAGTGAAGGGTGGGTCCAATTCCGGTGGAGAAAGCGGGGGTGTGAAGGTGCTCAACAACAAAGTGGGCACACCACACTACGCCAACTCCCAAATCCTCGTGTTGAAGCCGGTTGTAGATGGGACGGATGACACGACGGATGCAAACTTCATGATATTCCTTCACGCCTATCCTATGGCTAACTTTGAACCTGTCTATAACACGGAAGGGCAGCGCATTTACATGGTTGACTTCCATTGTTACCCTGACGAGTCGACAAAGGAAGTGTGGAGGATGGGGGTGTAACCCTCACCATTCGTGACAGTGGGTGGGGGCCCCAACCACCCCCACCCAAACCTTTACCCAAACCTTTACCCATACACAAGGGGGAGTTGTGGCACAGAACATCGACATCGACAAGCTGGCGGAAGAAGCCTTCCCGCCCATCACCATCACCCTCAACGGCAAACAGTACACCTTGGGAGTGGTGACGGAAGACGACATGCGGGAGTTTGCCAACACAGGCAATGACCAAACCCGTGCCTCCTCCCTACTCGCACGTTTACTTGGGGTGGGGGACACGACATTTGTCCGAGTGGACTTTCGCAAAGTTCAACTCGCTTTGCAAAAACTGGTAACCGCCTTTACCGAACAGGTGCAGGGGGCAGCAGAGGGAAAAGAACAGGCCGGGGAAACCGTATAACCGCTTTGGGCAACATTGCCCACGTCTTCCCCGGCTTATTCACCCTATCTCAACTTTCCCACATGGACCCCCGCCTCTTCGCCCTGTTCGACTCAATGGCAAAGGAGGTGGAGGCCAACAAACTCAAAGCCCTCACCACTGCCATACGAATAGCGGTAGGGGCGGACAAAGGGCAATACGAAGACTTCATCCACTCCCTCGACCCCATTTGGGTGAGGAAGGATAGGAGGAAAGCAACATGGGAAGTATTGCACGACATAAAAAAGGGATAACCCATGTCATATGATGCAGGGGCGGTTGTAGGGAGGATAGTACTCAATACCCGATCTTGGGACACAGGGCATGGGAAGGTACTAACCGACCTGAGAACACTGGGGAGGGTGGCGGTAACCTACGGGGCAGTGGCCACCGCAGCCATCTACAAACTCACCAAGCAATATGGTGAGTTTGAGAGGGAGATGCGTCGTGCTACTTCTGTCCTGAACGACATGATGGAAGAAACCTTCGCCTCTATGTCCAAAACTGCTGAAGACACTGCGATCAAGTGGAATATGGCAGCGACAGAAACAGCCAAAGCCTACCTATACATGGGGAGGGCGGGGCTTACTGCTGCTGAACAAATGCAAGCATTTCCCCATATGATTGTGGCGTCCAAAGCCATGTTGGAGGACTTACAGGAAACAACGGAAGGCGTCATCAACACCATGAACGCCTTCCACTACTCCTTCTCCCAAACTGGCAAAGTTGTGGACATAGTTACTGAGGCTGTCAACCGTTCCACACAGGACTTGGGGGATATGCTCATCGCCCTATCCTATTCCGCCAAACCCGCCCAGGCCATGAACAACTCCCTATCCGACCTATCTGCCATGCTTGCCCTGGTAGCCAATGAGGGAATACGGGGGTCAAAGTCGGGTACTGCTATTCGTTTTGCGTTAACGGCATTGGCCTCCCCAATGACCGACACCCGTCGCATGATACGGGACCTTGGACTACAAATATACGATAGCACGGGCCGCACCAAACCCTTTGTTGACATCCTTGCCCAACTCCAAACCCGGTTGCAAGGGGCAACAGAGGAAACCCGAAACATCGTGTTGGAAACCCTATTTGGACGCCGTGCCCTCCCTGCCATGATCGCCCTTTTCCAGGTAGGGGCGGACAACATCAAAGCATTCTCCCAGGAAATAGAGGGGGCAGGACAAGCTGCTGAAAACGTAGCCCAAAGACAGATGAAGTCGTTCCTCGACCAATTAGGCCGGATGTGGCAAACCCTCCAATCCCTCACACGTCACATAGCCCAGGCGTTGGTCCCCACCTTCACCACATGGGCCAACACCCTACAGGAAAAGTTTGCAGTGTGGCGGGAGTGGGTGGATGTCAACCAGGAAGCCATAAAGCACATTGGGGAGTTGGTGGTGAAGATCAGTGCGTTGGCAGTGGTACTGGGGACAGCAGCCCTCATCCTCCCCAGTTTCGTCTCTGCCTTTCGTGCAGTGGCTGACATTGCAAAAGGGTTGTTTGCAGTCGTGTCCAACCCCTTCAACTCCATAACAGTACTTATCGCTGGGTTGTATGTACTGTCGGTTATGTGGCGTTCCAACTTCAACGGTATGCAGACCGTCACCAAAAACTTCTACCACGCCACCACCACCTACCTTACCGAACTTGCCAAAGACTTCAAAGTCACATTCAACTACCTGCGGGATGAGTGGGATGTTATGCTGGTGGATATGTTGGGGGTGTTTGGGAAAGCAATAGTGCTTATTATGAGGGGAATGGCGTTCATTGGCAAAATACCTGCTGCGGCTGTGGATAAGTGGGCAAGGGCCATCACCGCTGCGGTTTCGGGTGATTGGAATGAAGCGTGGAAACAGGCGACGATGGGGATGGGGGGAGCAGTAGACCAGATTACAAAAGACTGGGATTCCATGCTCAGTATAGCGGCAGACACAATGCCAAAAATAGGACAGGCTATCGTCAACGCTACCGACTATGTGTATGAGTCATTACAAGACATAGGGGGGCTTACACTCACATACCTTAAACGTGATCTGGGTACAGCACTGTCCTATATCAATGGGGTGGTTAACACAGCCTTTGATCAAATATTCGGTAAGTTACTCACACCACTGGAAAAGAAGTTCAACTTCTCCCCCATCACCCTCCAAAAACCCATGTATGAGGGGTGGGGGGATCGCGCCCCCAGTCGTGCCAACAACACCCTCCCCATTGTCGAGGAGTGGAGGAAAGGCGTACAACTCGTCATAAACAATATGAAGACAATGCAGGAGGGGGTGGATTCAGCCCTCAACAACATTGTCACTGGGTGGGCTGACGCTTTCGACTATATGATGCAAAAAGGCTCTTCGTTCAGCACGTTCATGGACAAGCTCTTCCAGTCTATACTTTCCTCCTTCACCCGTATGATTGCGGAAATGGCAGCCAACCAAATGTTTTGGGCTATGTTTGGGAAAGGGGTAAACCGTAATGGGGAAGGGGTGGGGTCACCTCTTACCCTGGGGACGTTGTGGGGTGATCTTACCAACCGCAACACCCCTACCACTGTTGGGGGCCTACTCCTGCCTGAATACACCCCCCAATACCAATCATCCCTACCCAACGTCGGCACACCCAAGGTGGCGTTCAACATCGTCAACCAATCCGGTGTACAAGTTGAAGCAGAACAGGAAGGACCGGCACGGTTTAACGGGGAAGAATATATCGTAAACGTGGTGATGAAGAGGCTGGGAACCAACCCTTCCTTCAAACGGTCTTTCCAACCTGAATACTAACAGTACTGTTACCAGTACTAGTAATATATGGAGTTGAACATGGCAACCTGGCCTACTCTGAGTAAACCCAACCGTGTCACTGTCCAAAACATCACCCGTGCAATGGACCCCACCATCCGTACCCCGATGGAGGCAGGTTACACCATCACCCGTGCTCGCTTTACCCGATCCCCCAAACAATGGCTGGTCACCTTCTCCTCCATCTCCACAGCCGACAAAGACCTTTTGGTTGCACACGAAGTAGCCCAAAACGTAGGTGGGGACTATTTTGCCTGGACCGCCCCCCACAACGCCACCTCCTACAACGTGTGTTACGCTGAACCCATAAAATACGACCCGGTACCTGACACCAACTTCACCCACTGGAACGTGACACTATCATTGGTGGAAGTATGAAAACAATATCTGCGGACATACAGGCGGAAATAAACCAAATAGGGGACGCCGGGGCACTGTTACTGTTGGTGGAACTCTACCACCCCGCCACAGCCTCCACCAACCGCTACGTGCGTAACCACGCCAGCATCACCTACAACACCTACACCTATTACCCCACGGCGATGGAGTTTGGGGACATAAACGAAACTCTGCAAGGTGACCTCCCCACCTTCACACTTCGCATTGGCCACACCCCCTATGTCTATATCGGCTCCACCACCAATGAGTTTGCAGACTCCCTCAACACCTATAACGGGCTAATAGGGTCCACAGTCACAATAAAACTCGTCCACTCCGACCACCTTGCCCTCACACCAGAACTAACTTACATATTTGAAATATTGGAAACCGAACAGGACGCCAACTGGGTCACCTTCACCCTCGGCATCCCCAACCCCCTAACCACCCGTTTCCCCCGTGACCGCTATGTACCCAGTTTGTGCCGTTTTCTCTTCAAGGGGGATTACTGCCAGTACACAGGCTCCCAAACGACGTGCAACCACACCCTCACCCGCTGCCGCACCCTTGCCAACTCCCTTCACTTCGGGGGATCACCAGGGATAGCGGAAGATGTATACGGGGGCTAATACATGCTACTGGACGTGGAAAAGTACCTGTCAATACCTTTTGTCGATGGGGGGCGTCCCCCTGACCCAGGCCTTGACTGCTGGGGGTTGGTGATGCTCGTATACAAAGACCTTAAACACGTTGACCTCCCCCCATACACCCGTGTCAACCACACCCGCATAACCGAAGTAAGCCACACTATACGAGAACAGGCACGACTGTTTAGACGGGTTGGGGGGAGAAGGTGGTATATTCACACCAAACTTGACCCTGACACCTACTACAAACCCCCTCTTATTGTGGTTATGCGTAACCACCCTGTCTATTACAACCATACCGCCATATGGATAGGGGAAGACAAAATACTACACACAACTCCAACACAAGGTGTGCATGTGGACCGACTCACACGACCCAGGCTAGACCGTATAGAGGGGTGGTATGATTATGTTTAAGCTCACAACCATACTCGCCCCTGCCTTTACTGGTAATAACGAAAAACCTGAACTGTTGCCAATCGGCCACCCCCTTCCCCACTACCTACCCAAAAGTGAGAGTGGGTGGGTGGTGTATGTCAACAAACGTGAACTCACCACCCCCATCGACACCTTCACCCCCATGCAAGGGGATGAGGTGGTGGCAGCCCTGATACCGGCTGGGGGGGATCGTGCCACCACCCGTACTGTACTTCAATTTGCATTGTTGGCTACCTCCTTTGTACCCAGATGGGGGCTGTTCTTGTATATGGGGGGCAACCTCCTCCTCAACGCCTTCCTCCCTGCCAAAACAAGCAAAGAACAAACCCTGTCTGACAGTTACAACTGGCGTCACAGTGCCAACCGCACCGCCTCAGACGGTACGGCCATGCCTGTAATCTACGGCAAAACCCGTGTAAAGCCTGTCATCAAAAACCGTTTCATCGTAACGGACGGGGACAAACAGTACCTTCACGTATTGTACTCCGTAGCTGGACATGAAATCGATACCCGGTCTTCCATACAAGCATGGGTGCAGGGTGAGGTGGGGGCAGTGGGGGATGAACGCACTCACCCCGACTTCCCTGGTGCCACCTTCATCCGCAACCACACCACCCTTACCCAATGGGTGTCCACATGGAACCAACCCTTCATCGTCCAACGGGCAATGGGGTTGTGGAAGTACGGGCATGGACTGGCCGACATCACCTCCATCCAAATCAATGGCAACCCCATTGAAAACTACCATGATGTAGAGTATGACACACGGCCAGGGACAGCAGACCAGTGTGTGATGAGTGGGTTTAGCACCACACATTCCAACGAACCTCAAGGCACCTTACTACCTGATTTCAGCCCTGACGATCCAGCAGGGCCTCTATGGACTACTGTATTGCTGGGTTCAACAGACAGCCAAAACCTCCAAATAGACCTACAATTCCCTGGAGGGTTATATTATATAGGAAATAGGGGGGAAGCTGATACCAGCCACGCCTACATCTATGCACAGTATAAAAAAGCGGGGGACGCTAACTGGTCCAACTTCCACATGGAGGCATTACCCACCACAGCGTTTGTGTATGCAGGAGATTACACAGCAGGTGATGGTAATATTTACAGGTATGGACGTATAACCCGTAATAATAATAAGAGTTTCCTTGTGTCAATCCGTGCTGTGGATGTGGATTACAACAGAAGAAATACTATCGCTATGGGGCAGTACTATGTAAGGGTTGGTGTGGTTAGGGGGACGTTTGCAGGTGGTATAGCAGGGGACACTGTACCTGTAACCTTTCTCAATGTATCCTCCATCGTCTACGACAACTTCTCCTACCCAGGAGAAGCCCTACTTGGCATCCGTGCCCTGGCATCTGGCCAACTCTCCAACGACTTTGAACTCACCTGTGTTCCTGAACGCTCCACTGTCGAAGTCTACAACCCCGATACAGCCGTGTGGGATGACATGCCAGCCAACAAACACGCATGGGCCATCTACGACCTACTGGCGTCTGGCCATGCTGATCACCCCAAACCCTTCACATACGGGGCGGGGATAGCCCCCTCCCGTATCAACTACGCCGCCTTTGATACATGGGCGACATGGTTGGCAGCAGTACCCCCCAACACCCTCGACTACACCCTCAACATCACCTTCGACTCCTTCATGACACTGTGGGATGCAGTACTGAGAATATGTGAGGAGGGGAGGGGGATGGTGACAGTGGCGGGGGCAGAAATATCCTGTGTGATCGACAAGGCGGAAACCCCTGCCCAACTCTTCACTGTCGGCAATATTGTTTCGGGTTCGTTTAAAGAGCATTGGTTCGACCCCAACAAAAAAGCCAATGTGATAGAAGCCACGTTTTTCGATGTAACACGCGACTATGCCCGCACAATATTTTCAGTATATAGCAGTACTTATGACACAGACGCATCCCTACGTGATGCTGCCCGCATGTACCTTTACGGTGTGACAGATTGGTCACAGGCATACGACCTCGCCTCCTATCGGTTACTGTGTAACACCTACCAAAAACGCACCATATCGTTTGAGGTGGCAGCAGACGCATTGGCAGCAGAACCCGGCGACGTTGTAAAAGTCCAACACAACGTACCACTGTGGGGGAATGGGGGGAGGATAGTGCAGTACTGGGCAACCCACCCAGGCACTGGCACCCCTGCCATCCTCCTGGACAGGGAAGTTACCATAGGGACAGGGACATACGAACTGGAAATACGTTCTGCCTCTACCGGTGTTATTGAACGCAATGCCATAACCAATGCAGCGGGCACTGCATCCCTCCTTACATTCGCAGCCGAATGGACCATCACGCCGGTACAATATGACCTATACGCTTTCGGCCTCCAAAACCTCCTCTACACCCTCGTCCGCATAATAGCAATAACCCGTACTTCCGACCAAATTCGCCTAATCACTGCCATAGACTACTCCACATCCATCTACACCTCCCCTGCTGCCCCCACGGGCCTGTTTAAGGCGGTTGCCAACATCTTCAACCCTGCTACCTCCCTCACCCTAACCGAACGCATGTCACGACGTGTCACGGGGGAATACCAGTCAAACATCGACGTAAGCTGGCAACCCACAAACCGTGGGGTGTATGGGGAGTGGGGGGTGTATGTCAGGGATGTGAGTGAGGATGACCAAAACTGGATTGGGGAGTGGAATGCCATCACCCCCTACGCAGATGGGGAGAAAGTAATACACAACAGCAAAGCCTACATTTCTTTGGAAGATACAAACGTAAACAATGAACCCATCACCAATGAATAGAAAGGTGGGGTAGTATGGGATTGACTGCAAAAATACGACAAGCGGATGGGAGTGTGGTGGTGTGTGACCTCATCCCACGCAAAACCCTCTCACTGGGGGAAGTTACACACAGGAAGATAGTGGCAAGGCTGTCAGCCCGCTACCGCCCCACCCCCACATCGCCTTGGGTTGACGCAGGGGTACTGTCTACCCGTGTGGTAACCACCGTCTTTGCCAACCTGTTGGTGGACGCACTGCAAGGCATAAGTGGGGCCACCATAAACACCTTCAAGTACCACGACAGTGGGACAGGGGTAACGGCAGAGGCTGAGGGGGACACCGCCCTCGAAACGCCGTGTGGGGAAGCACGGGACACAGGCACCCAAACAGAAGGTGCCACTGCCAACATCTACAAATCCGTCGCCACCCACACCTACACCACATCCGGCGGTTTCACCATAACCGAACACGGCATTTTCTCAGCAGCATCAGGGGGGACATTGCTGGATAGGAGTGTGTTTGAAAGTGCTGGTATTCCCGTCACCCCCACCAGTGAGGTGGAGTGGACCTACCAACTGTCTGTAGTGGCAGGGGGATAACATGCCCCCTACCCAATCCTCCCTCACCGGCCAACTCACCTTCACCAGTGACCTTGATACTGTCATATGGGTGGAGGGGGATTTGGCCGGGGGGTTGTACTTCAACGGGATATTGTCAGCCGGTACAGACAAATGGGGGTTGATCATTGACAACCTCGACTGGGTGGGGGTGTACGACGCAGCACTCACCTACACCACAGACCAGGTTGTCCTCTACTCCGACGGGGTAAACACCTCCTCCTACCGCGCCATAGACGACGTACCCCTTGCCACCCCTCCCCCCAACTCCACCTACTGGACAAGGGTGGTGAAGGTGCCCTGGCGTCTGGTAACCACCACCCGTAACAACATGGTTACCATCGATGGCATTGACATCCTCCACGGGCACACGTATGAAGTGGCGGTTGTCAGTAGAAGAGTAACAGGGGAAGAACAGGAAGTGGAAACATCCCCCCGTGCCCAAATAGCACTGGCGGGGAAGGTATCCACCCCCTCCACCCCCTCCCTCCTCGCTGCCACACCTGGTATCCAAACCGTACTGCTTACCTGGACTCCCCCATCCGATGTGGACTGGGATTATACAGAAGTGTGGGTGGCCGACAGCAACAACCGCGCCACAGCCTCCCTGCTGGCAAAAGTACGGGGGACAGGATTCACCCATGTTGTAGGGGCAAACGGAGCCACACGTTACTACTGGATAAGGGGGATAGACACATCAGGCAACTATTCCGCCTGGCACCCCACCGGTGCCACGTCAGGGGTGTCAGCCACAACCGGGGCAGTGGTGGCGAGTAGTGTGGATGACTTTGCCATAACCGCCACCAAAATGTTCCTAAACACGGTGGTACTGTCGGGGGATAGCTGGACCGACGACTCACCCGGGGCAGGGTCGATAGCGTGGAACCAGCACACCCTCGTCCACAACGGCACAGCCTACACCATAACGGCAGGTAACACATCCAGTGCTTACGTATACTGGGTGGTGGGCAACAGTACCTACTCAGTGGCGGCCACCCACCCTGATGTGGGTAACACAGGCTTTGTCATAGCCACCAACATATCCGGGGTCCATACCCAAGTGTGGAACTCTGCCACCAACATGGTTATTGGGAGTGCGTATATTGCCAACGCCTCCATAACCAACGCCAAAATAGCCGACCTGTCGGCGGATAAGATCAATGCGGGCACCCTTACAGGCCGTACTGTACAAACAGCAACCGGGGCGTCGGGTGACCTTAAACGGGCTGTACTGGACAGTGCAGACAACACCTTCAAACTGTACGATGCTTCGGGTAATGTCATTGTCACGATAGATGATGATGCAGGGGGGTATGTCAAGACAGCAGGGCCGCTAGGGGCTGTAACTGACGCCAACAACAAAGTCACCCTCTACGCCACCGGACAGGTGGAAGCGAAAAGTGCGTCTGTAACCGGGTTGGTGATCACACAGATCACAGGCAATACAGCAGACGCCATAACCGTGCAATCCCCCAACACCACCAATGTATTTGCCCGTTTCAACGCCTATTCCGGTGGCGTGGTGGAGGCAATACGGTTGGATGCAGATGGGGATATAGCCATGTGTGGCACCCTCTATTTGTATGCAGGATTGGGGAGCGCAACCAGTATTGGACTATCTTGTCCTAGTGCGGGTATTTTGAACCTTAACGGGGCGCAGGTGCTTACGGTATCGGCTGGGAAAGCGGTTGACTCTGCCCATGCGGATAGTGCCGATAGTGCGACAAACGCCACCAATGCAACTACCGCGACCACGGCTGGGAGTGCCACAACCGCAGGTGATGCTGCTACCCTCAACGGATACGACGAAAGTGACTTTGCAGCGTGGAACCACAACCACGACCTTGCTTATGATGCAATTGGAACAGCCGCAGCCCTCACCTACTCCGATGTAGGGGCGGCGGCCACATCCCACAATCACGCCTACTCCGACATTACCAGTGGCACCCCCACCCTGGGCAACTCTGCCGCACTCGACACAGGGACTGCGGCAGGGACAGTGGCAACTGGCGACCACAACCACTCAGGCGTATACGAACCAGTCTTGCCCGCGTATGACGCCGGGGATGCGGGGAAAGTATTGACTGTAAATGGGTCAGGGTTGTTATACTGGAACTAACACACCTATCACGTACAAAAGGGGGAAACCAATGGAAGCACTACTCCAACAACTCAACACAGCACTTATGGAGGTGGAAGCCAGTCTCTACAACCTTGAACGGGAAAGAATAGGACTGCGCAACCAAATAGCCGTACTGCAAAAACTCAAACCCCTACCCCAACCCACCCCCAACCCCACTCCCCTACCTGACAAAAAGGTGGAGAAGGGAGGGGAGAAGTGATAAACCTACAGGTCAGCCCCAACTTCAACCTGTATTACGACAGGAAGTTAGCCTGTCCATGTTGCCACCTCCTCCCCATCACAATCCGCTTTTGCAACCACATGACCCTGCTACAAGAATTAAGGGATGCTGTGGGGTTTGCCATACGGGTGAATAGTGGGTACCGCTGCCCAAAGCACAATAAGGCAGTGGGTGGGGCAATGCCTGACCCAAAGATAGGGAAGGTAGGGTCCCAACACCTCATCTTTGCCACCGACATCACCCCCGTGTCGGGGAGTTTGGGGGACTTAGAACGTATGTGGAAGTGGTCCAACACCCATTTTACCGGTGTGGGGTTGTACAAGACGTTTATCCATGTTGATCTAAGGGAGGTGGCAGCACGCTGGAATGGGTAAGCATCTCCTTTCTGGAAGAAGGAGGTGGAAGAACCCCCCACCATAACAACAGGACACCATACTACCAATGAGTAGGGGTGGACCGGGAAGGTGGGGGGGATTTTTACGCCTATTTTCCTTTAACAAATAAAAATACCCAGCCGAACAGGGTGCATTCAACTGGGTATTACCCCCACCCTCCAAGAAAGGGGTGGCCCCTTGTCACAGGGGGTTTCAAAGAAGAGGTGGGGGAGGGCCTGGGTGACCCAAATCCATCTCTATACTCTCACCATACGCCGTTACATGACCAATTCCCCCTATACACACTGTGAGCCATACCAAGACTGTGCATTGTACTCCGCGGTGCGTTGTGGTGGTAAAATAGGGGGGTAGGGGGCTGCCTGTCAACCACTTTTTACCAGCAACAGCAACAGTACCACACATTTTTTGGGGTAAATACTGTTTGGGCAGTGGTTTACAGAAAAATTTTTAATATTATTTTTGGAAATACAACTAATACCAATACCAGCCCTAATACTAGTACTAGTAATAGTAACAGTAATAGTAACAGAAATAGAGAAAAGAAGGTAAGTAGTAGAGTATATTGTAGGATATAAGGGGTAATAGTACTGTTATTGGTAATAGTATTATGGGAAAATGGATAGAAATTGTGTGTAGGTTGTGTGTGTAATAAGTGGGGGTCACCATACCCCTATCTGCCTACATCTCAAAATGATAATAATAGGGGAGTGGGGGGTAGACATCACTATATTCATATTATACCCAGGTAAAAGTTTAATATATTGAAGGAATTTTCACTGCGCATAATAACCATTATGTAAACTTGTTTCGGATCAGAGGTAACAGGCGTGGTATCGCCTTTAAATTTGGACTAAGTAACCTCTCCCCTATCCCTATTTCTCACGTATATACATTGTATATACATCACAATTATCATGACAATGGTGATATATAAAACGCTGTATAGGAGCCTGGGTTTCATACCCTTGTGTGGGTAACTGTGCAAAATATTTTTGTACCTACCATAAAATATCCCAAAAATCCCTTGACAATGTGCACAATACTCCCTTTATTACCTTATACACAACACATACAACAATCATGATACTATGGTACACAGTACTATTACTAGTACCGGTAATGGAAACAGGAACAGAAAGGGGAACAACATGGCATACTACATCCAAAAACACGAGGCCTGTATAAGCCTTGAAAATGGCTGTAGGCTGGAAAATGGCGTACTTACTCCCAGCCACCATTATCTTGTGCTGCGGAGTACTAACCTCCAGGATCAAGACGGTGCGCCTATGGAATTGTATTCCCGTACATACAACCCAAATAACCAAGAAAAAGCTATTGAAAAAGCACGTATATGGGCAGCTAAGAATAATGTTGTAATCATAGGATAAAACCAGGAAAGAAAGGGGAAACATCACCATGAAACACTATTTCCGCAAATCGGATATTGATACTCATTCCCAGTCATATTATGGTAAAGAGTATCCCGCAATCAATGTCAAATGCTATTCTCGTTTCGGTGGAAACATCACAGCTGAAGAATTGCATTGTGATGAAACGACACTGGAAAAGGCGCTGGAATACGCCTGGGACAGCTCAACATCACAATTCTGGGATTGTGTGCAGGATACGGTGGAATACTACTTCCCAAAATATTCTGTCAAGGTGTATTCCGCTGGCAGGTCCAGTGGTTGGGTGACTGTGGAAGGATTGCCTGAAATTGAATCCTGGGACGCAATACTTGTTTCAGCATGGGGAAGACTGGAAAACAGTATCAAAAAGGAAATTGCGTATCTTTGCAGTAAAGAAAAGGTAACTGTTGATATTACTGCAAATCGTTGGAATGAGGCAGGAGCAGAAATGTACAATTTTGTTGGCAGAAAAGACGGTAATAACATGTGTATTGTTGACTTGAAAAATGCGGCGATACAAGCGGGTTTTGCTCCTGTAATAAGGTAATATCCCTTGAAAGGTGATAATACCCTTGTACATACCACAAGGGTATAAACCTACATACAAACATTTAAAGTATTGTACAAGGGGTAACAACATGAATACCATTACTATTAGCACTTTCAAATTTTCCGAATTGACAGAAGATATTCAGGAGAAAGTCATCGAACGGGAACGCAGCAAAAGGGAAGAGTATGGGGATATTCCCTGGTTGGAAGAAACCGTGGACAGTCTTAAAGCCTTGATCAATGCAATCCATGGTATAACCCTGAAAGACTGGAATATTGGTGCATATAACCAAAATAACTACATTCGTATTGACTTTGATGAAGACGCAACTGGGGAATTGACAGGGAAACGTGCTTTCGCATGGTTGGAAAATAACCTGTTGTCATATTTGCGTATACCCTGGTATGGTAAGGAACGCTGGAAATTGTCAAAGTATGGTAGTTACTATAGGGCGGGAATGGTTAAACCTTGCCCTTTCACGGGCTATTGCTTTGACGAAGACTTGCTGGATTTGCTGAAAAAGGCATTGTTGCAAGGTGATACTGTCAAAGATGCGTTGCTTGGACTGGCTGATGAAACCCGGTTTATGCTCGAAAAGGAAGCTGAATATTATATGAGTGAAGAAGCTATCAAGGAAGACTTGGAAAACAATGGGGAGAACTACACGGAAGACGGTCATAACTGTTATAGCTTGTAACATTCCCTTGCAATGTGAAGACAATGGACTATACATCCATTGTAAACATGCTTACAAAGTTCTAAGCCTTGGAACAAGGGGAAAACACAAGAAAGGGGAAAACGTACAATGTCTAAAAGGGTAAGTATTAACACGCAGCGTATTGTGGATTGCTTTGATATTGAAAAGCTCATATCCACAATCGAGAACGGGGACTGGTTCGCACGGGATCCGAATGATTGGCAAGAAGAAATGGTAATTGACATTTTGGGCAGTGGGGCAGCCGGAATATATCAGACAGGGGAAGTGTGTAGTGACTTTGGTATCGTTTTCCCTAAAAATTTCTCTCATGCGTACATCTATGGGGAAGATGATACGCTTTTTGGTAATGCGCTGGATTGTGAATTTTGGGATTGGTATTGTGAGCCTTTGTTCGACAATGCGGCTGATATTCTCACAGAAAAGATAAAGTCATATTTTGGCTTTTCCCTTTCCCTTTTCTTTGCTTGGTTGGAAGGGGATGGATCATTCTATTTTGGTGCAATAAGAGATATTGACATTGCAAACGGTCAACCTGTTGACAGTATCGAGTAGTTAAACCTATTAGAAGAAAGGGGAAAACGTACAATGAAAATGAAAAAGGAACGCCATGATTACAGTTAATAGTTCACCATTCTTCGTTCCCAAACGCACATATAGCGGTTTATGGGAAATGTTAGAGGCGCAAGCGGAACAAGCGGCAGCGTGTTTTCA